ATTTGCTTTGATGCTAGTGTAGCAGAAATACATAATACGCATGATTGTTTTTTACTTGCCAAAGATGACGGTTCATCTTTGTCAAAACAATATCCAAATTTTAGTGATATTGAAAATGGATATAAAGATTATACAAATATACTATGAAAATAATTGATTATATCAGTTCACAATTCGGATACAATTCTGAATAATAAAATGCTGATATAAACCTATCTATCGGATTTCTCAAGATAAACATGGAATTTTCAGGATTCAACCGCATGGGATCATATCCATGATCATACACATTTACATTTTCAATTTTTTGGTATATGAATAAAATCAATTAGTATTATTTTTTATATAATCGATAAGTAATTGTTTGTAGTCGATTCCCCACTTTGGAACTAATTCAATATCCCCAATAGGAATTTTCCCTTTATTTTTTAAAGATTCTATGTGTTTAGAATGTCTGACAATGACATTATCTCGATCTGGTATATCGGCTCCCAATCCAGACATATGATAGCTTCGTCCACCCCATAGATACATCCACGACACCTCTTCATCAGGTGGATGTGCGTTTATAACCTTACACTCATACTCTCTTTTCATTTTCATCACGAATGACATATCATACCCAGCATTTTCTAGAGGGTGTTTACCAGATTTTTCCCACATTTTCTTGGTATATACAATGCCGGAATTACCCAACCCGTGTAAATTATCTAGTTTTTGATAATTTACTGCTGCTCCATTTTGCCAATGAAGTAGATCATATTCGGGAAAATATTTATTAATATTGCTCAAATGATTTGGTAATGCGATATCGTCGTCATCCCAAACAGCTATTGTATCATATTTACAATTTTCAACTGCGAAGTTTTCCTTTTCACCAATTGTTTCAAATGTTTTATTCAAATTAAAAATTTTAACGTCTGGATGATCAAAATGTAGTATTTGTTCGGGATAATCATTCACGATTACCATCTCTCGCTCTCCATCATATTCCTGATTTAAAAAGCTATATAGGGACTCCTCAAGCAAGTCCACCCTACCATATGTGATACATTTACAAGAAATGGGTATTTTTTTATCATTCATACAAACATATTTACTTGAAAAAAGTATTTGACAATAGAAAATATTTTCTAAATATTCCCATGAATAATTGCTACGTGCATCCAATTGGTGGTTTGGGAAACCAACTATTTATCATTGCTGCGGGATACGCTTATGCCAAAAAGCATGACAAGAAGCTGATCATCGTTCCCGATAATTGGAACGCTGGTCAAGGTAATAGCGTCTTGTCGTATAAAGATTATACGAATATACTATGAAAGCACTTGTTATATGCCCAACTTATGGAAGACTTCCTTATCTGGGAAGATTGTTAGCATCATTTTTACATCAAGACTATGATGATAAGCATTTGGTCATCATCAATGATGATAAAAACATCACATTGGAATGTGATTATGATAATGTCACTGTTATGAATTTGACCAAAAAGATATCGGTAGGAGAAAAAAGAAACTTGGGGGCAGCATACGGACATTTTGATGTGATACATCCATGGGATGATGATGATATTTTCTTACCCAATCGTTTATCAAATCATATGAAACAATACGCCGATCCTTCTGTGGAAGCATATAGAAATTTTTCATCATACACTATATATGCGGATAAATTTGCTTCGTGTAATGGAGGGACAAACAATAAATCATATCGAAAAAAAATGTTTTTTGATGTTGGAGGATATGGCAGCATCAATAATTTTCAAGAAGATGCTGAATTACACCACAAATTAAGAAATTTTAAAAAAGATGAAAATGAGAATGAACGCGATTTTGTTTATGGATTTTCAACATCTAATTTTCATTTATCGTGTCAACCCACGGAATTACAAATACAAAACATTGCATACGAACAATTAATAGAGTTAAATTTATTAAATAAAAAATTTAATATAACACCGGATTACGATGGATATAATAAATATATACAGTTGGATGAAATTTTTAAACAGAGAGGTGAAAGTATTGAAATCGAAGTCTTACCAAACGGTGATATTAAAATACTAAATGTGGACAATGACTGATTATTTATTAAAATATGGATTGACAATAGATAATTTTCTCTAAATATTCCCATGACAGTATCCATTGATAAGTTAGCACCTCAAAAATCCCACATTGATCTAAACGATCCCAACCTCCCCACCGACTTCGGGATGGATGATTATATCCTCTCCCGTCTGATGGACGATGTGATGCTTGTCGAATATTGTGACCTTGCTCAAGGAACTGAACAATCAGGTGATTTTGTTCAACGTGGAAGTCTTCTGATTCCAGTTGCAAACGTGGATAAGATGTGGCGCAAGGGTAAGGTAATTCTAAAAGGACCGAATGTTCTCTTCACGGAAGTTGGAGAGATTGTGGTGTTTCCCAGTGGAATGGGAAGTGGTGTGAGTAATTTGGAAGTTAAAGGCTATGGAAAAGTGAAGAACGGTCTGTTCTTGAATGAGCAACGCATGTTTGGCGTTTGTGAAGTAAATGAGACTGATAAAACGGACTGAGTTACAGCGTTTGCTGAAAAGCAATATCTGTGATTTGATGATCGTCCGTAGAAGACCGGAACGCGCCCCCGAAAGACCGGAGATTCGCCAAATGCTATGCACCAATAGCATGGAGATTCTGCGATCTTTTAATGGGAAGACGACATTAAATTATCAAGGTTCTCTGGAACCCAAGAAAATCAACGAACGTAAACATAATATCGTGGTAGCATGGGATATTTTCATGCAATCATATAGAAATATATCAATGGACATGTGTTACCTTGTTCAACAAATGCCAGCAGATGATACGTTCTGGCCGTTCTTTAATGAAAAAATCTACCCCATGAGTCCCAACGAAAAGCTTAGGTATATGGACATTGAACTCAATCTTGACCCCTTTCCAAAATGATTAAAATTGAAGAACATCTTAAACAATTGATTTTCCGTGATGTGAAATTTGTGTTAAACTCCCGAACCATCAGGGAGGGTAAAATACAAATGTTCAACACGAAACAGAATTTCGTAAAATTCAAAATCGAAGAAGGAGGGGAAGTCAAGGAATGGGAAATCTCCTATCCTTATGACATCAAGCTCACGGAGGGGGGATTTATTTTCGATTACGCTTTAAGTGCATTTTGTCCCCGAACGGAAGAGACATACTGGAAAATGCGGATGCTGAACAAATCGGAAGCCTCCAAATTCTTCGATAATTATCTCTACGTGATCACGGGTTGACATTCGGTGATCGTGGGGTATTATCTGTTTATTGATGAATAACTTAATCTTAAACTTTCCAGAGGGATTCAATCCCCGTGACAAACAAGCCAAAGCTCTCAATGCCATTGAAAAAGCATTTGAGAATGGTAAGAAATTCGTAATCGTCCATGCCGATACGGGCGTTGGTAAAACACATTTGGCAAAGACACTTGGTAATGTATCCAAAGATGTTCCCGCTGAATTTGAAAGAATTGTCAGAAATTATAGCATCTTTAGTGATGAGGGGGCAACGTTGGTATCTGATATTGAACCCTTTGGTTGTTATGCCCTGACAATCACCAAATCTCTTCAAGACCAATATCAGATGACCTTCGATGATACGGGAATGCTGAAAGGTAAGAGTAATTACCAATGTGATGTGGATGACACGCTATCGGTTGATGTTGCTCCCTGTATCTACGTGGCAAACCAGAAGAACGAATGTTGGAAAGCGAATCGCTGTCCTTATTATAATTCCCGTAATGAAATGCTTACTTCTAAATTCTCCACTCTGAATTATAGTATGTTTTTCTCCTTGCCAAATCATCTCAAGAAGAGGCAGGTGATGGTGTGTGACGAGGGATCAGAATTGGAAGAGCAATTAGTGAGTCAATTCACATGTGAGGTGGATATCCCGTTCCTGATGAAGACTCAGACGTTGGTGAAACCGTTCCCCAACGATGACAAGAATAAGCCCAAAGTTCTTGCGTGGGTGAATTCCCTGATTGAAAAAGTTGAAACATCTTGTGCAGATTATAAGGAATGGTTCTCTTCCAACACCGCGAAGAAAGACATCATTACGTTCAATAAAAAGAAACAGGAATACACCAAACTTACAAATCTTTTCAATTCTTTGGGATTACTTTCCGAATCATTCTATGATAGTGATTATATTATTGAGCGGGTGGAATACGGTATCCGGTTCATTCCCCTGAAAGTGGATGTGCTTTCCAAACATCTATTTTCCCATGCAGAAAAGGTGGTTATTATGTCCGCAACAATCATTGATCCCGAAGCATATTGCAAATCTCTGGGAATCAAAGATTATGAATATCTTCACATTGGTACTGATTTCAATCCTGATAAATCTCCAATTCATATTATGGCTAAACAAAAGCTGAATTTTCAAAATTTGAAATCCATGCTTCCTCAACTGGTGAAACAGATCAAGGGGATTCTTGAACACCATGGAGAGGAGAAGGGGATTATTCATACTCATACCCAATACTTGACGGATTATATTCGAGATAATGTCAAATCAGATCGATTGCTTTGTCGGGAACCGGGGGTGAATAACGAACAGCTTTTGGAAATGCATGAGGAGTCCGAGGAACCCACTGTTCTGGTGTCTCCCTCCATGACCTATGGTGTTGACCTGAAAGGCGATCTGGCGCGTTTCCAGATCATCCTGAAGGCACCATGGCTACCAACCAAGGATGTGCGGGTGGAGAAGCTGATGAAGCTTGACAAGGATTGGTATGGTAATCAGATGTTGAAGACACTGGTGCAAGCGTGTGGGCGCGGTGTTAGATCGGAAGATGACTATTGTGAAACTTATATCCTTGACGGGAGCATTTTTGATGCTATAAATAGGAACAAGAAAAAGCTGCCAAAGTTCTTTCTAGATAGATTTTCGTGAAAATTTCTAAAAAAGTTTTTGATAAGGAGGTTAGATCGTATCGAAGGATTGGCGAATACTACAAAAATTTAAAAAATAAAAAGAAAAGAATGAGTAAATTAAAAACAATAATCGACAAATCGTTGGAGAACGTGTTCTGGGTTTCCCATCAGGGAAAATTTCTTAGCCCTTCCGATTACCCCCAAGAATTTGAGCAGAAATACGGGAACATCTCCCATGTGTCTCTGGCAATAGATGACTATCTCTTTGACAAGCAACAGCTTGATAGAATCCATGATTTCCTGAGAAAATGGAACTTCGATGTCACGCAGCAATTCAAAATCAATGAATACAATACGGGATATTATTACTGTGATGATCTGACGCTTATGGTTCGGGCTACGTTTGGTATGCCGGAAGATAAGATTGAGAAGGATGATGACGATGATGCTCGCGCATTCGGCGGCACAACGAATAGTGGAGGGATCACTATCAACTTTTCTCCTCTGGTTAAGAATCGGAAGAGGATTGAGGAATTTTTGAAGGAATTTGTGGATGGAGAATTTTTGTTTCTTCCTGCTTCTGAAAAGAATTTTTATATGATCGCTCAGACACAACACGGGCTTACGAAGCAGAAGACGAATTTCTCCAACATTGAGATTAAAGACAATCGCTACGATATCTACTATGGCTCAAAATTTCCATATGATAAATTCAAAAAGTTCATGAAGGATGATGATACGGAGAGCCTACTGTTGTTACATGGACCTCCCGGTGGTGGAAAATCAAACCTGCTGAAGAATCTCATCATGGAAGCGGAAGAGGATGTCATCTATGTCCCCCCATCCATGGTATCGGTTATTTCATCACCCGGATTCATTTCATTCATGTTACAGAACAAGAAAAATTTTCTAATCATCGAAGATGCGGAGGAGATTTTATCAGTTGATAGGAATTCTGGAACCAATAACTTGCTTGGAATTTGCGATGGCTTCCTCAAGGACGCATTACAAATGAAGGTAATATGCACATTTAATTGCGATCTGAAAAAGGTTGATCCTGCGTTATTGCGGAAAGGTCGTCTATATTTTGAATACAAATTTGCGGAATTATCAATTGAAGAAGGACAAAGATTGGCGGATTTTTGTGAATTAAATATCAAGATTGATAAGGAAATGACCCTTGCTGAGATTTTCAATCATCACAAGGATATCAGTGTGGAAAATTCGTTTGTGGAAAAGTCTATGGGATTTGGAAATTTTTAATAATATGAGCGACTGTTGGATTAACATAAGAATTGGAATTTGGCACATTCAAGCCAAATATGGATCACTCTGGAAATGGCAAATTGGTAAAAATCCATATTGGTATAATAAAAAATGGATCAAATACCCCATCGCGTTCTATGGCATTGATTTGAAAGGTGGGTGGAAGAGGCGAAAAGATGGGATTTACAAAGTTTCCGTCCCTGAGAATATGCCTTGATTAAATAAGAAGTAGTGAATGATTACAGCTACTTCTTTGAAAATTCCCAACTCCTCAACATGTTCGTTGCAGCGTTTGACGATGCATTCGTATATCGTTATGATGCTCGCACCCGTGTAGCAAAGGAGAAGATTGAGGTTCGCTATGTCAATGGACCGAAACACCGTGTTCTCCATGATCTGAGCGATAGAGCCAAGACGCTCACCCTACCCGTGGTGACGATTGAGCAAACCTCATTGGCGCGTGATCCGTCTCGTATCCATAATAAAGATCAATTCATTTATAGGAAACAGTTGGATTCCACGAATCGGATGGCTAAAATCCCCCAGCCAATTCCAGTGAATCTCACTTTGGATGTGAATATCATCTGCTATTTTAAGGAAGATTTGGATCAGATCATTCAGAATTTTGTGGTGAATTGCAATCCATACATCATTGTTTCTTGGAAAATTCCTGAAAAATTCAACATGCCGTTCATTGATGAGATTCGTTCGGAAATTCAGTGGTCGGGTGATATTTCTTATGAAAATCCCAAGGACTTATCTCCCGATGTGAAATGGAGAATTTCCGCTTCCACATCTTTCACGGTCAAGGGATGGTTGTTCAAGGATTACAATCAGAATCAGAAACCAATCTACGTTGTCAATGCTGATTTCCATGCTCTCCCTGTTAGCAATCGCTTTTGTGATTACAATCTCTTCGATGCGATCAGTGCTGAAGGAGTGGTGACAGATAGCATATCAATCAGTGCATATCCCGAATTCACCAATTATTTCATCAACGGAATTCACCAAGGGGATTCTCTGGTTGTCACGGAACTGAATGATAGGAATTTCCAATTCTATGGTAAGCGATTTGGATATAATAACACTTGGTATTTGTCCGGTGCTTATAATATTCCTCAATTGGTTTACACTGAGATTGATACTGCCAAGTTCCCCACCATTTCCGCCTATCTATTACCAGAGAATGTGATTACGGTGGTGAACGATAATATTGTCACGGTGGCACTAAGTTCCAATTATTTCTCTAATTTGTCGGGTAATCATGTTTTTGTGACGGCAAATGACGCAGGATGGGTAGCATCTTATTGAACTACTCAAGGTATAATGTTGAGGGTAAATAAGCACTCTTTTTAAAAGATTTATGAAAATATATACCACATACTCAGAGTCACATAAAGTATTTCTTCCTTGGTTTAATACTATTAAGGAGATAGAGCCTAATCTTAAACCAGTATATATAGAAATAGATCAAAAATGTGAGACAGGTGAGTTTGATAGCAAAAACTGGAATGAAGCTACTAAACAAAAAATTACTTCGTTAATAGATATATTAGATTCTACAGATGATGAATATTTTGTTTTTAGTGACGTAGATGTTCAGTTCTTTAAACCTGTATGGGATTTAGGAGTAAAAGCCTTAGAAAACTATGATATAGTTTTTCAAAATGATTACATTGGAGAACAATGCACAGGATTTTTTTATTGTAGAAATAATGAAAAAACTAAAAAATTATTTATTGAAGCATTAAAGGTGCATGAATCACATAGAGATGATCAAAAATCCATTCAAGCAGCTTTAAAATGTGTAACGGGTCTTAGACACAATCTACTACCTAAAGAGTATTTTACCTATGGGATGTATTATAATAACTGGTACGGTGAAAAAAGTTTCCGTGTACCCTCAAACATAGTAATTCATCACGCCAATTGGGTTGTGGGAATTAATAATAAGCTTGAATTACTAAAGGCAACGCGCCATAATTACGAACAATGTAATTTCTTATAATTATGGTTGATTTTAAAAACGCTAGATTACCATGGCAACATCCCCCTTACCCTCCTTATCACGAAGGAGGGTATTTAGAGGAATATTTTTATAACTTCTATAAATCTAATAAAACTTTATTTGATAATACAGGTTATACTCTAATACCTATCTTCTGGACTACAGCATATTTACAATCAATAAATGTACAAACTTACATAGATTGTCTTCCAAAAAACAAAAAATATTTTTGTGTAGCGCAGCATGATGATAGTGTGAAAGAAACACTACCCTTAAATACTATCGTTTTTTCCGCAGGAGGGAATTCAGGAGGTACACCTATTCCGTTAGTATGCTCTCCTATTAAAGATGTTAATATAGATTTTAATAAAAAGAGAGATATATTTTGTTCATTTGTAGGTTCTTCAACTCATTCTGTGAGAGATAGAATGACTACGGCATTAAAAGATGATCCTTTATTTTATATTAATTGTGGTGGGTGGTCATGGGTAATAGAAAAACAAAAAGAGACTCATTTTTTAGATATAATATCGAAATCTAAATTTACCCTCTGCCCTAGAGGGTATGGAGCGCAATCTTTTAGATTTTATGAAGCTTTACAATTAGGAAGTGTTCCCATTTATATACATGATGATATTTCATGGTTGCCCTATTCTGATATATTGGATTGGAATACTTTTGCTATCGTTATACATATTAATGATATTCATACATTAAAAGAAAAGTTGTTAGCCATAACAGATGATGAATTAAATGATATGATTATAGCAGGTAGTAGAGCTTATAATAATTATTTTAAAATGGATAATTTACCTGAACAGATTTTAAATAGACTTAAACAATAATAATC